TTGGAGCAATAAGAATCTTGCTGACTTTGCAACAGAAGCTTACATTCGAATGCAAGAACAACAAGAGTCTGTAGAGCAAGCTCAACAAGACTTAAAAGATGCTATGGTTGAACTACGAAAACTAGTAGTTAAGCAATCATAGTTTCAGCAGTTGTTTGTACAGAAGCAACCCGGCTTAACCAACCTTTTAAGAATTTGGATTGGGTTGGGTTGTTTTGTACAATAGAGTTGTAGAACACATCTTTCTGGTTGCTAAAAGCTTTAAGCAAAGCAGCAGGATTCATTGCTTTGACTTTGCCTAAGGTTACCTGTCCTATAGCACCGTCAGGAACAGCCCCTACAGCCTTTTGTAGGAACTTGGCAGACCTATTAGTACCAGCGTTAACCCCAAAGTCAAACACAGCGTAATCAACCCCTTGGGGTAGATCATCACAACATAGTTTGTCCCAGTACATTTTCTTGTAAAACGGTTTAACAGCATCTGGAGTTAATGCTTTCATCTCACCATCTTTAATGGGACGACCAAGGTACTCAGACCAAGCTTGTTTGGTTACACCAAAATTGGTTTCACCACCAGCATCATCTTTATCCCAAACGTACCCACCTTCAGACTTGAGTACGTGTTCAAAGCTAGTGTTAAAGTTTTGTATCATTTGATTGTCGGCTCGCTTTGATGGAGGAGTTGATCTTTTGCTTGGCTACCTGCACTTGAGCCAAAATAAAAGCTAATGATGCCTGTCCAAGCTGTACCAAGCGATCCCAACATAATGTCAATTTGAGGAGCATGGTCTATCTTTCCGTACATTAAACCAAACAAAATTCCAAAGAATCCCAATGTCACACCTACTGCCATTACCGAAGGAATCCAAGACTTAGTAGCTATCTGCATATCACGAGCAGATTTCTTGTCTTCAGCAATCAATTTAGCAAAATCTAGATTCATAGATTGAGCTTGTTTCTTTAGCTCTAGTTCTGCCATTTGAATAGCAGCTACTTGAGAAGCATCCAGCTTGCCGCTAGAAATAACGTTTTGAACTTCTTCAGGAGCTATTCCAAGGGCTTTAGAGACTGCCGATACCGCCATACCAGCTAAAGGGCCACCAAATGCCGTAGCAATCGTAGGTGCTATTTGTGATAACCAATCCATATCAACTCCTTTTAATAAGAAATTCCCAAGCTAAACCCCCGATGGGGACAATCATTGCAATAGCAGCAATAAACAACAGGAAGTTCATAATCGTATTGCCAACAGCTTCCCTGTCTTTCTGCTTTCTTTCTTCCATCACCCTTTCCATGTCAGACCGTTCTTTATGCATCCTGACTCGCTCTGCCATCATCTCTTCCCATACAGGAGCATTTCCAGTCATGAACAACAGGTCTTTCAAGTACCTTTCATGATCTCTCAAAGCCTTAGATGCCATTGCTATCTTTAAAGACTCTGCGTTTATTTGAGCATCTGTCTTCTGGATATTGGCTATTCTGACCTTTGTAGAGGCTGCGTGAACCTGGTCTGCTGCTGAGTAAAACTCACTAAATTGACCGTAAAGAGATTTAACGTCCTTACCTAAAGCAACAGCCTTCTTGATCTGATCTACCACCGTCTGTGCCGTAGCAATGGCAATACTGATGGAGATTGGATCAATCACTTTATAGTCCTAAGTATCCATTGGCAAACCTTGTTATCCTTTACAAATTCGTTTATTCCAATCACCTGATTGGGTTTCAATTCTTTACATACCAATACTAGTTTTTGCTGAGTGTTAGGCCAAGGATTCTCTCCAGAAGCAAGGATGCTACTTAAAACCGTGCTGTTTAGCAAAGTCAAGAAGAACATAACCAACCCCAAGGATAAACATCCAGACAAGACCAGTTAACGTTTTTTCGATTATTGCTTTACGAAGAGCTATAGATTGAGCTTCACTTTCAATAGCCATCCTGACCCAACGTTGTTCTTCATCTGTCAACGAGTTAACGGCTTTAAATTGGAGCATTAACTCCGCTATAAATTCAGTACGTTCTTCAGGTGACATGATATTTCCTATCGGGAAGGAGGTGCTATTCCACGACCAGCACCAACTTTTTGCATATATTGAAGCTTTTGAAGTTCTTCAGGTGTTTCTCCAGCACCTTTAGAAAATGTTAAAGCATTAAAAGCAGTTCCTATCCCAGGTATCATACCAAGCAAATTAAAACCTGATTCCCTTGCTGGGCCATAATCTCCTTGACGAGCCGCTTGTGCTGCTTGAGCCATTTCTGCTGCTGTTAAAGCAAGACCAGTTACACCAGCCCCTTTTGCAATCTTAGTACCCCATGCACCATAATTTTTGGGAGGTGGCATTCCACGCTCTTTTGCAACTTCCTTTGGAATAGCAGGGCCAGCAATGTTTTCAGCTTGATAAGCCTTAAATTGCTTGTATAGCTCTTGAGCTTTTTCGTAACTACCAGCAGGCTTGCCTTCATTAAATTGAGTAATGATTGCTTTACGCAAAGAAGGATGCTCATTTGCCAGCCAACGATCACCAGGGCCACCACCAACCAATTCAGTCATTCCTTCAGGAACACCTTTAGGAGTTACTTTACGAGGCTTTTTAGCTTCTGTAGTAGCTTGTTCAACGCTCTCAGGAGAAACAGAAGTAGCTTCTGCAATTGGAACTGGAGGCGAAGCAGGAGGTGCAACAGGAGTAACAGTAGGCGCTGTTTGTACAGGAGCTTGAGTAACCGGTTGCGCTACAGGAGCTTGAACTACAGGTTGAGCAATAGGAACTTCTGGTGTAGCTGGCAAACCAAACTTAGCTTTAAGTTCTTCAATGGTTGGAGCAGCTTGATTAGGAGTCAATGCTTGTATATCAAGCATAGGTTCACCCAATGCAGGTTTTGCCGAAACATCAAGACTAGGTTCAATTCTTGTTGGAGAAGTTCCCGCTTTCATCTTAGATTGCAAAGAATCATAGATTGCTTTACCACCAAGCAAAGCACCACCGGCAGCAAGACCGCCAGCAGCCGGTTTTAACCAATCGTAAGCAGGAGCAACTTGTGTTTCTTGCTTAGTTGGCTCTTCTGTAATTGATTTACCACCAGCAGTTTCTCTGGCAATAACAGCTTCAATTTCAGCATCGGAATATTTACCCTTTGCCGCATTTCTAAAACCTTCAGCATCAAAAGCCATAATTATTTCCTAAATTTAGAAACCAAGGAATCAAGTGTTTCTTCTTTTCTTGCTGTTGTAGAAGGTGCAGAAGGTGGCTTTTGAGCAGTAGCAGTAGAAACATTTTGCGGATTCATTCCACCAACAGGAGATTGATTAAGCGGAGGTGCTTTTACATATCCTTCAATTTCTTTTTTAATACCCCACGCTTCACCTTCAAAAGTTCGCATTAAATCTTGATACTTTTTAGTACGAATAAACGCATTTTCCAATTCGCCAGCTTGTGGTATTTGACCATAACCTTTCATAGTATCTATTTGTTGTTTTCTCCATTTTGCATATTCTTCCATTGCCGCAGCATTAAATTGGGAAAGAACATTTTGCCCAGCACCAAGAGAAAACGCATCAAATGGCCCAGGAGAAGCAGGGTTAATTAAGAACGAAGGAGTACCGTGCTTGGCAATCAATTCAGACGTTTTTTGTTCAAAACGTTTGTTGTTAAGCAAAATCTGATCAAACGCTTTTTGTTGCTCAAAAGTCATTTGTTTATACAAACCAGAATTAATTGCGTCTTGTTTGGTCTGAGTAAAGTTCTGTTCAAAGTTACGATTTGAACTGTAAGACTGTTGTAGTTGGTCTAAACGTGATTTATCTACTTTAACGTTTTTAGAATCAGTAATAGAACCATCAGCACCAATAGTCAAACCAAGAGCTTCAGCGGCTGTTTTTGCGGCTGATTTTTGTTGGTTGTCCATGCCAACACCACGGCTTCTTGTGTATTGATCTAAAGCGTTAAATCCATTGTTAACGCTTTGAGCATCACCAAGTTGTCGTGAAGTAAAAGATGCAATTTGAGCCTTTAATTGAGGATCAAGATTGGATTGCATCAATTGCCTGTTTAAATTCATAGTTTCACGAGCAACATTCATTAATTCAGGAGCAGCAGCGCCATAGTCCATTGCTTGAGCATTGGCTTTATTTGATGCTTCAACGTTAAACGCTTGCATACTCTTTTGAGCAATACGCCCTAATGCTTGCTCTCGATCAAGAATACCCCCACCACGCACTTGATATTCTTCTGGAGACAAAAGTTGACCTGTACCAACATCTTTTACGCTTAAACGTTTGCCAAGTTCATTTCGAACTTCTTCTAATTGACGACCTTGATCGTCATAAGTAAGAATGGTTTTTGGAGTTCCACCAGTAATAAACAAACGAGCATCAGGATTGCCCATAAGCTTTTCACCAATAGCACGAAGCCATTGAGGCTTATCTGCTTGATCTTCAAATACTTTTGCAGCAGCAATACGTCCTTCAGGAGCATTAATGCCTCCTGCTTTAACAATAGGATCAGTAATTTGACTAAGCCTAATATCATTTGAAACCATGACTTTCATAGCAGTATCAGCAAGAGGTTCAATAGGAGTACCTTTTGCATTTTGTGCAACTCTAGTCATTTCAGCAGGATCGCCTGAATCAACAGCTTTTAGGTAAGAGTCGTGAATATCAGGTTCTGGAGCTACAACTGTAGGAATAGGAGCTACGGCATTATTTTGCATTGGAACCAAAGGTTGCAATCTAGGAGGTGCTACTGCATCATTAAGGGCCATGATTATTGCTTCCCAAAAGTTGGAAGGTGAGAAAACAAACCACCGAATGCTTGACCAAAAGACATTCTTTCATCTTCAGGATTTTGCATTGGTTGACCAGGAATTGCAGCAGTAGGCATTCCATTTTGCGTATTTGGATTTGGTGGTACTACTGGCTTATTGTTGGTAACAAGAGAAGTCAATTGTGGTGGAACACCCATACTTGCTAAAGTTGCTCCAAGTAAAAATTGACCAAGACCTTTACCTTCTCCAGAAGCTCCAGAAAAATTCATATCTTGACCAAGTTGGCCCATGCCAACATTACCAAATGCTGTAGCCATAATTAATCCTTACAATTTAAATCCACTGCTCTTGCTAGAACCTGTAGATGTACCGCCTTGAGTACCAGCATAGTTAGGATTGGTAGAGGCTTGAGGCGTACCAAACACAATAGAGGCATACTTGCTGTACAAGTCTTGTGGTGCTCCAGCGTATCCAATACGGGAAGCAGCAGCTTGGTTTGCAGCAGTCAATCCTTGACCACCAATAGCAGCCAGTTGGTTAGCAGCAGCAGCCTTATTAGCCTGAACTTGGGCTTGCGCTCCAGCAGCCGCAGTAGCTTGACGCTGTGCATTTAAACCGGCTAGATTGGTGTCTGCCAAGGCCATACGAGCCGATCCTAGACCACCAGCACCACCGTACATAGTGTTCTGTCCCATTTGAGATTCACGAGCAGATTCCCGTCCTGCTTGCAATGCAGCATTGACCTGTCCTTTTTCGTAATTTGGGTCAAACAAGGATTGAAGTCCTTGCACACCAGACAACAAACTACTTGCCCCTAAAGCACCTTGCAAACGTCCTGTTTGCCCTGCTACGTTAGAAGCATTGGTGGCAGCACTAGTAACACCAGGAGCAGCGGTTTTATATACGTCTTTTGCACCGGTTACCGTATTTTGGTAAGCAGGAAGAAACGTATTTTTAAGAGCTTCATTTTGTATTTGAAGAGTTTCTTTTTGTTCAGGAGTCATCTGAACAGTATTTGTCTGAGTACCAGAAGATTTACCCATTCCCATGATTACGCTCCTTTACCTTTTCCGGAAGAACCGGAAGAACCTTTTCCACCACCCATTGATTTAGGCGAATTATCCCACGAACCTTGACTGTCTAACAAATTTTGTCCATTTTGAATGGTATTGGAATATGCGTTTGGCATACCTATTTCTGGTTGACCACCTTGACCAGGAAACGTTACCTTCCCTTGAGCGCCTTGCATTTTCTCTGGAGCTTCATATTGCTGGTTTGATGGTGATCCTTTGCCGCTAGACATTTCTTGACCCTGAGATGATGCAATACCCTTTCCAGATGAACTTTGAGGGGATTGAACTTGTGCTGATGGTGCGCCCATGATTTACTCCGGTTTGGAAGGCCAAATAATATTAAAAGGATCAGTTTGCGTTGTTATATCACGCAATTGCTGACGATAAGTTGCCCATGCAGCTTTTGTGTTTATTTCCACATCAGGCATTTGAGTCCAATCAGATGATGCAAGCAATGAGTTTCTTTGACCTTTAACAACAAGCCATTGTGTTTCATTTGTTCTTGGATCAACCCATTGTTTTGTATCGTAATTAAATACACAGTATTGATTAGGTGATGGCGGTATTAATACTGGAGCACCATTGCTTATATAATATTTTGTGTAATCAAAAGAACCGTCTATGTAATTTTCTATTGATGCTTCATATTGAAGACTTAAATCATCTTGTAAACATGAACACGTTTTTACAATTTCACCATTTAATTTTTTATAGACAGTAATAATCATCTTTTTACCTCAAGTGTACTTATTACTTTATAAATGGCTTCTGGTTGAGCTAAATAAGACGCTCCATTGGTAATTACATTTATTTCATAAGTTACCGGCCCTTCGGATGGAGTATCTAAAAATGGTACTGAAAAGAAAAAAGTTGGAACTGGATTAAACGATATAGCTGGCCCTAAATTTTGTGCAGGATATTGAATAGATAACAATAATAAACTGCCTCTTAAAACTTTAACAATTGATGGATAAGTAAAATTAATTCCATCACCATCTTGATAACCACCAGGATGAAATATTAAACCAGTGCTTATAACTACTGGGTTTCCAGAAGAGGTAAATGTATGTGTTAATGTTGTTGAAGTTGTTGAACTTGATGTAGCAGAGGGAATTGTTACCGCTTGTCCTGCAATTTGTAACGTATTTACAGCAGCATCATTAATTTTTGCAGTGGTAATTGCCGCATCGTTAATTAAAGCATTGGTAATTGCCGCATTACCAATATACGCTGTACCAATGGCTGCACCAGCTATGTAAGTGCTAATGTTTTCAGATGATATTTTGTTGTTAGGTGTAACTGCTGTTACCGATCCTTCACCAGCACCACCAAGAGAAATAACGCCAGTAACTTCATTAATAGTTACATTGGTATTTAACCAGCCGCTTGCTGGGTTAATATTTGCAGCGGCTAAATTAGTTCCTGATCCAAACAAAACATTTCCTGATCCATCTTTAATGGTAAGGTTGTTGGAATTTATGTTTGATGCAGTTACCGTATTAGAAGCAATCCTGTCGCCAGTAATAGTATTTGCAGAAATTTTATCGCCGGTAATTGTGTTTTGAACAATTAGACTTCCGGTTATATAAGTAACAAAAGTTGTCCAAGAAGTTATATACCGATAAACAATAGCATTGTTTTGTATGTTGTAGCTTAAAGTACAAATATCTCCAGCAACAGGAGTTCTTCCAATTAACGCTATTACTTCAGCATCAGTTGGTGGAGAACCATCATTTTCTGTTCTTGTAATAACGTATGTTGCTGCTCCATTCCCACCGTTGTAAGAAATTGCTCTAATGCTATTGCTTGTATCAGTCCAATCTAATGTTGAAGTTGTAGTAGTAGCAGTTACAGATACAGGATAAGTAATAGACCACAAAAAATTTCCAGAAGTGGTATTGCTAGGAGCAGATGTATACCAACCACTAGGCGCTGAATAAGCTCCTGTAGCCCATGTATAAGTAGATGTTGTAGTAGGTCTTGTTGGTGCTGTAGAAGAGCCTGTCCATTTATAAATGGTAGGGAAAGCAGACATTACACCATTTGCACCACCTTGACCAGGAGTACCGTTATAGACAACCGGCATTACTATTGTCTTACTACTAGGGCTTGTTAAATTTGACCCGTTTACAGTCAACACTACAGTTACAGATGTAGCAGAAGAATTAGGCGTTACAACAACAGATGATGTTGTAGCTGATGTTGGAGTTCCACCGGTAATAGCCCAACTATAAGTAGGACTAGTAACGTTAGTTGTTATTGCTGACAACGTAGCGTTAGGCGGCGTAAATGCTCCAGCAGCATTTTGAGTAAACGAGGAATATCCAGAAATGTCAACTGTTGGGCCAGAGTAACCAGTAGCACCAGGATCAACAAATACAAATTGAACAGTTGCTACTGCTGCTTGAGTAACAACACCAAGATTGTTTTTGTACCGTATTGGAACGCTTATGTAAGCAGGGTTTGCCGACATTGCTGTTGGTGCAGGCCACAACGCATAATCACCGGCATCCGTTGGATTGCCAACTGTGATATTGGTGTAAGAAATATCCCCATTACCTGTAGTTGAAGAATTACCAATGCGCCAAGAATTGCTTACAAAACCAACGTTTGAGTCAGTTTGAGCATCTGTAAACGGAATAACAACGCCTTGTTGAATGGAATACAAAGCAGCTTGTACACCTGTAAAAGAAGGAGTTAACGGCAGTCCAGATCGAGGAACTTGTAATGTGCTTGGAGTGAAATACGAGAAAAACACTTGTGCAATGACAGGAATGTTTCCAGAAGTAACAACATCCAAATCAATAGATGCACCTGGATCAACTAACCATCCTGTATCTGGAGCGTATTGTGAAACGGCAAATTGAATCTGTCTCCCACCAGTAGAAACATAAAAAAGAAATTTAGTTGTGCCAAATCCACCTGTTACTTTATTCCAAATGTAATCAGTGTAGTTAGATGATTCAGCAGAATCGTTGTTATTTCTAATGCCAAAATATTGACGATTTGTTGGAGAATTGCTGAAATTTACAGATCCATCAAAAGAATCTGCGTATTTCACAGCCATGTACTTATACAAATAGCTAAGAATATTACCTGTTGGCCCTTTTACTTCACCTGTATTAGGATCGCTAGTAATACCTGTGCTGAAATTGCTTAATAGGTAATTTATCGCCTCAGATACTTCTGATTGCGATGGATTTCCATCAAGAGCATAAGGCATTAGAACGCATCCTCAGTAACAGTTGCTTGCCAGTTAATGGCTGTTAGATTCCATGAATCCGTAGCATCATTAGACTCAACTTTAATAGAAACAGTTCTTACGTTGTTTTGTTGACTAGTAACCCAAGGGTTGTCAGTTATTACGGAAACAACTCCTGTTTGACCATAAGTTGCCGGTTGAGCAGTAGAGTTAGAACCACCTGTAGTAATGTTTACCGTACCAGTTCCTGCAATTTCTGGAAGCAACCGATGTATATACATTTTGGCACTGTATGGAACAGCACCTTTTTCTGTTTGTAACGTAACATTATTGCGCTCAAATAGAGCAGGAATTGCCACACCATTAAACGAATTTCCAATACCTGTTTGGATAAGTTGGGAACTAGGAGTTCCACCCTTTGCGTAGGTAACAGTCCTAGAAGCGTACTTAAAAACCCCACTAACAAGCTTTGGAGCCTCACAAGCACTACAGGCATTAGCAACGTCTCTAGGCGCATTCCAGACCTGTAAATCGTATCTCCAAGATAGCATTTTGTTGCACCATCCAGTAGATGTTAGATCAGGAAAATGAACCTCAATTTGGTTTTTCTGCGTATTGTTAACCATGAAAACACGATCAGAATACGTTGGACTCAAATTGTTGAAAAAGTAATCACGCACTTTTTGGTTGCCAAGAGGTGCAAAATCTGATCCGTTAAACACCCAAATGTCCCTGCTATCAATACCGTAAACGTTGGAATCGGTGTTAGACCAGCAGTTGTTGTTTATCAATCCACGACCTTGGTTAAACAATCGAATACCAAAGATTGGTGCAGTGCTGTTTTGATAAGCAATAGGAGAAAAAACAACCGTATCCCAATAGGAACAAACGTAAAAGTTTCCACCTAAAAAGAAACCGTCAACAATAGGGCCACGAACGGGTATTTCCTGCTCGTTGGCAATGTTGGTAAGGGTAGGAACCCAAGTAGCAGGAACTCCTGTATTTGCAAACGATTGTGACCAACGAACCGTAGTTGGATAGTTCACCGTAAGACCTGTACTGTATTCTTTTGTAAGATTTCCAGCAATTAAGATGTTTCCAACGTTTGGAGAACAATAGTTGCGTACAAATTCAGCACGAGTTGCAGTTACTCCAACATCGTAATTCCAAACGTAGTTATTAGGAGCAGCATCATATAGATAGATTTCCGTTGCTGTCGGCAAAAAATACATTGGCGATCTAAGAGCATCATTGATAAAAAACACTTCACCAACCCAAGAAGTAGTGATGTTTATATCGTCTGAATAACCTGACAACGCAACATTTGGATTAGCTCCAACACCAGGTGTGATATTTGTAATGCCCGTAGATGTAACCATGTACCACTTACCCTCACGAGTAGCAGCAATGTAGACCCAAGCGTTGTTGTTTCTAAAACCACCATCCATGAATACTACGTTGCCAGGAATAATGGAAAGAATAGACTGTTCACCCGAAACTTTTTTAACCCCACGAACATCAGCTTCAACGTTTAAACCGCTGTTGTATTCGTTAGGGCCAAGAGCATTAGACGGCACATCAGGTGTAAAGCTCATGTTTACAAATGGGGTGCGTAGTCTAGTGTAATCGGTCATATTGATACCCAAGAAATGGTGCTTTCATCCCAAACGTAACGATTGTCATCGCTAGGGTATTGTACTGGGGGACTCCATTGTCAAGTCTGTTCATCAAGCACCCAGCTTGGGTAAGGTTTAGGCGCGATAAACGCATCACGAACTGAATCGTAAAAGTACCCAATTCCCGCATAGTTTTTACGGAATGGAGTTCCACCTAATTGATGTACTCCACCAAAAGTGTTGTAGCTAGTCTTTTTCCAAACTTGTCCAGTTGTTTCTGCGTAAATAGCTTCACCATCAAGAGGTTCGTCAACTCCAACAATTACTTGGACAACAATATTGTTTTCATCAATTTGTGCAAAATGTGCCATTTATTTAATTCCTTACCATTGAATTGTGCCTGTACCAGAAGTAAACACATAAATTTTGTAGCCAGCCCTTGATGTTGTATCTGCTGCTGGAATATTAGAACCTGTTGTTGTTACACCATTAACTACTAAACCAGCAGAAAATGAATTAATACTTACATAAGAATCTGCATAAGCAATAACAACTTTACCAGAACCGCCTGCGCCACCAACGCCACCAGCACCGCTAGAACCACCTTGTTTACTAGTTCCTCCACCACCGCCACCGCCTAAATTTGCAGTTCCGGGATTTCCCGCACTTAAATAAGTTGCTCCACCAGCACCACCACCGCCACTACCACCCGCACCCGGAATTCCATAATTAGAATCTCCACCACCACCGCCGCCACCACAAACCATGATACCAGCACCAGTAATTACACTAGCTACACCATTACCACCTTTGCCGCCTGCGGTAGTAACACCAGTTCCCCCCACAAAATTTCTTCCTCCACCACCGCCGCCAGAACCTGAACCACCAGAAAGTGTGACACCGCCACCGTTACTTCCTTGTCCTGACGTTCCTGTGCCAGCAGTTGATAAATAGCACGCTCCACCACCAGAACCTCCATCCCTAACAGTATTTGTTCCACTTGATTGCTGACCAGAACCGCCACCTCCTCCTAAAGCCGTAATACTACTAAATACAGAATTACTACCTTTAACACCATTGCCAGCATTGAAATTTGGGCCACCAGCGCCGCCTGCGCCTACAGTAACGGTATAGGCAGTTGCAGATGATACAGAAACAGTGTTGTCATATTGAATACCTCCAGCGCCTCCACCTCCACCACCTCCAGTATTTCCATCGCCGCCACCGCCACCGCCGCCTGCTAAAACCATATATTCAACTAAACTTGGCACTACACCAAATACGGGCCATGTAGCTGATTTTATTGCTTGAAGCACTTGATTAATACGCCATATACCTTTAGCAGATGCAGAAGAATTACTTGCTGCCGTAGAGGACATTAATGATGCTTTGTATCTAGTAGACATTAAATATTACTTTATCAATTAAACAATATTGGCCCTGTACCAGCAGTAAATTTATAAACTTTATATCCAGAACGCAATACAGTATTTGAAATATTATTGACAGCACTTCCATTACAAATAAGACCAGAACTAACTGATGTTATATCTGCATAAATATTTGAATAAGCAATAATAATTATTCCAGACCCACCAGCGCCGCCTTGTCCACTTGCAGCGCCAGCGCCACCACCACCGCCAGTATTTACTGTTCCAGCAACACCCAAATAACCTGTAGCAACACTCCCACCATTACCCCCACCGCCAGTACCACCATTACCCGGACTAGCACCACCGCCACCGCCGCCGCCAGCATAAATAGTTGCAGTACCAGTAATTGATGAACTTAAACCAGCACCGCCACTGCCGCCTATTCCGCTTGAAGATGCAGAACCATTAGCACTTGCACCGCCACCGCCGCCTCCTGATGTGGTAGCAATACCAGATGACCAACCTGTACCGCCAGAAAAACCTTGACCACTAGTGCCAGTGCCTCCTACTCCACCATCTGACCCACCACCTCCAGAGCCTCCAGAACCTCCAGCGGGAACATTATTAAAACTTCCCCCTCTACCGCCTCCAATAGCAGTTAAAGTGCTAGTTCCAACAATACTTGAAGAATTACCTTGATTACCATTATTTCCTGTGCTTGCTGTTCCACCAGCGCCAATAGTTAATGTTATGTTTGACCCTGTCGTAATACTAAAACTATTTCCTGATAATAAACCACCAGCGCCACCAGCGCCAGCATAATAATATGCACCACTGCCTCCACCAGCAATAATTAAATATTCAAAAGAAGGTGGTACTGTTCTAGCGGAGGGCCATGTATTTGATTGCAATGCTTGCATAGTTTCATTAGAACGCCAAATACCAATAGCAGCAGACAAACTTGTTGATGCCTCAGTAGAGGACATTAATGAACCTTTATATTGCGTAGACATTAGGTAATTGCTTCGTAAGATGCAGTTAATTCAATAGCAGAAGCAGTACCAACAGTAACAACAACAGATTGTGCTTCACCAAGATAAAACGCTGTACTTTTATCAACAATAACAATTGCTGCATTTACAGGAACTGGCACTTGATAAATTAAACGATAATTTGTCCCTGCTCCTGCTGCTGCGCTGTTAATTGCAACAGTTACCGTTGCAACTGCGGCTGTTACGTTTGACGCAACAATATTGTCAATTTTATTAACTGTTCCTGTTGCGGGAGTAAGTGCAGTCCAAGTAGTTGCAGTTGTTGCACTTGGAATAAGATAACTAGTATTGCCGTAAATTGATGTTACGTTAACTATATTTGGGTTTGCCATTTTTGTTCCTTAATATCCAAAAATCATTGCCATTGCAATACTTTTTCCAGTTGTTATGCCGCCACCGCCACTACCATTAGACGCACTTGTGATGCGTCCATAAGCGTCAACAGTAATGTTTGCACTTGTATAACTAGCTGCCGTAACTGCCGTTGTTGCTAATGCAATTGTGCCGCTACTGGTAATCGTACCACCAGTTAATCCAGTGCCAGCAGTAATAGATGTTACTGTACCCGACCCATAAACCGTTGTCCACGTTGGCGCTGCTGATCCATTTGACGTAAGAACTTGACTAGACGTACCAGCACTT